TCGGGTCGGCAGCGTCTCAAGAAACGCCACTTTGGCGGCCTCAAGCGCTGCGGCACTGTTTGCTGCATAGGCACTAATCGGGTCGTCAAGTATCACGCGGTCGCCGCGAACGCCGGTCATGCTCGTAAACGAGCGAGCCTGCCGCACGCCTTTGGCTGTGTTGCCAAACTCGCGTTTGCCGTCCAGGTCGGCCGCCAGGTCAACCGGCCATAGCGACTGATACCAGTCCGATTTGATCAGGTCGCGACACCGGCGCGAGTCGCGGATTGCTAGCTGTTCCTCGTGCGCCGTGCCGACATAGCGCAGCCATGGCATCCCACGCGGCCCCCACTCCCACGCCGGCCATATCACGCCCGTCAACAGCGATTTCATACACCCGGGCGGCACGTTGACTAGCAGGCGCGTAATCCGGCCATCGGTCACCGCTTCGAGGTGCTCGCATATCGCATCGAGCGCCCCATTTAAGCTCGGCCGCTGGCTCCAGCACTGCCCAAGCCAGCTTGGCAAACTCAGCTAGTGATCGTCGGCATAGCTCACGCTCGCAGGCCAGCAGGTCGGCCTTACTCAGCATCGGTCGCTTTGCGCGCCGCCACAATCTGCGCGAGCGCGTCCGTGCTCAACTTAGATACGTCGATGGCGTGCTCAACTTTGAGCGGCGCGTCTTTATCTCCCGCCACCTCAATACGATCGCCGTATTTCCTTGGCGCCAGCTTTGATAGCAGCCACTTGCGCGTGTCAACTTGCAGCTTGTGTTTTTGGATGGCCGCCCAGTCTTTTTTTCCGTCGCCGGTAACTTCTGGGTCCGCGTCGCTTATCTCAAGCAACTCGTTTGCCATGCGTTCTATTAAGTTTTCGCGCGCACGCGTGTATTTGTTGCACAGCTCTGCATCAGCCGCAACCCAATCCAAAAACGTGCAATGCGAGATTTTAACGGCCTGACACGCTTTGTACGCACTTAAACCGTTGGACATACCCTCGAGAACTGCTGCGCTCAGAGCCGCCCTCTCTGGGCTGCCAGGTTTTGTTCGTTTCATTCGCTCGCCTCTTGTGAATTCCAAGCCGGGGCGGTCCGGATTGTGTTGGTGCGTGATAACACGCTCTGCTTATGCCGTCAAGGTTACACGACAATCTCGCCGCGACAGCCGTCAGACTCACGGACAAACTGCACGCGCAAGTCTTTGAAATTGTTTTGCCGTGCAATTTGCCTAGCCTGCCTGCGCGCTCCAAGGTCTGTATTGGCTGTTAGTTGATACCCCTCGTAATGGCTTGAGTGCTGGGGCGCTGCTTGATCGTATGCGGTGTAAGTAATCATGACTTAGGCCTTAACGCGTGCTTTGTCGATCATTGGCTTGATTGGGTTGCGAGCGGCTTGATGCAAATCAATCACTTGCTTGGCAGTGATCTTGCCAAAAGCCTCAAGCGCTTTTGCGCGTGCTGCTTGCAGATTGTCCATAAACCATCCCAGCGCTGCATCGTTACGTGCTGTCAGGTTGTTGATCTCGTAATCAATCTGAGCAAGCCAATCGCTAGCGATCTTCGATGCCCATGCGTTTTGCTTTTCGCTGCCGCCGTTGATTTGGATCGTTGCCATGTTGCTGCTCTCTGTGTTGCGTTGTCGATGTGTTAATAGTACACACAATCCAACACAAACGCAAGCACTGTTGCAAATTATTTTTTCGCCTCAAGCCTACTTACGACCAACTGCGAATAGCCCACAAGATCAACCCAGTTGTCAAGGTATGTTGCATCGCCGTTTAGTATCCGCGCGATCTTGTGCTGGATCATCTCCAAAGCCTCGCGCTGATCTGGCGCCAATCGCTCCCACCCGTCCTGCATGTGCATCACGGTCTTGAGCGCCTGGCTGATAGCTGCGTGCGTCTCAAAGCTGCCATACCGTGCCTCGCGTTGCGCGAGCACATCCTTGATGTTTGTCGATTCCTGCATATCTCGCCTTTCGTTTAAGCCATCCGAGGGCGGTCTCGGATGATCGCGTGTGATATCAACAATCACAACGCATTGTCAATAGTTTACTCACAATCCGCCACAATGCGCACCACTTCGATCTCAGCCATGGCCACCACCCCATAGCGTTTGGACGCTATGACCTCGACCACCTGACAATCGTCAACCCACACCACCCCGTTGCACCCATCCTTGACGGATTTGAGCAGATTGTCGATATCTGGCCTCTTGCAATGCCTCTCTAAGCCATTTAAACATGCCTTCCGGCGCTTGTTGGAGTACGACATGGGGACAGATAGCCAAAACGTACACCGCAGGCTAATAGCTCCCTCTAAAGGCTTCGCGGCGCCGATCGCCTGTTTTGCCACCAACCTGACCAAGTTTTCGTATCGCGCTGTCTTGTCCGGCGTGTGGTGTCCGATCTTGCCGCCGCGAATAAACGCACGGGCCCGGCCCTTGGCCACTGGCTCACCGGGCACCGAAAACGTCAGCGCTGCATCGCCTCGATGATCTGCTCGCGGCTCGGTGTCTCTCGTTGCTGGGCTATCGTGGCTAGCATTGCTTCCTGCCTCGGTCGTGATGGCCTGGCCGATTGCACCAGGCGCACACAGCATGTCAGGCACCGAAGGTTGTACATGCCGCCGGGGTTTGCGCAGTGTAGGCATGTCATTCGCCCCCCTCGGTGATCTGCTGCCGGCTCTTGAGCGCGGCGCGTAGCGTCTCCAGTGCCGCTGCAACCTTGGCCGGGTCTGCTGTGCCGGCCCCTGGCTCAGGTAGCGCGGCCATCCGGGCCGGCACCGGTAGCTGCTCGGGCTTGGCCAGCTGCTCCTCAAGCACGCGGCACCACCGCATCTTTGCGCTGGCCCAGGTCGACTGCCGCAACTCATGCACGCCGTACTCACGCGCTGCCCAGTAAATCGCCGGATTGCTCCAGGTGTCCGACCCATTGTCGCGGGCGCTAATCTGCTTGCAAGCCTCGACGTATGCCGATTCGGGGTCCATTGCAGGCTTGCATAGTTTCAGAAACTCGGTCAATGACGGCGGCCAGTCGTATTTCCTTCGGCACGCACGCACCGCGTCGCCAACGTCTTGCGGGCTGACCTTTTCCTCGTCAAAAGCGTCTGACCAAGTTTCGCGCCATGCCTCAATCGCTGCCCCGCTTGGAAACGATGCTCTCCACCGTTGCGGATACATCGCCTCCAGTCTGGCAAATAGCTGGTCGATCAACGTCGATTGTTCGCCACGAATCTGGCGAGGCTCAATCCACTGGCCGCCGTTAAATGTCGATGATTGTCGAATTTGATTGCCCATTTTTTGCCCTCAGATATTCAATCGGATCAAATTTTTTCGTGCTCGCACTGCCGTTTATGGGTGGACCTGACATGCCGGTGTTGGTCACCCAGTCGGCTTTAAACCCTGCCCACCCCCTAGCGCAGCAGGTCTCAAGCGCGTCTTGCAGGCTCATGCGTGCCTTGACTGCCTCACGCTCTATCGCTGCCATCGCCGCTGCCGTGACGGGAGCCTTCTTTGCCTTGCGCAGCTCTGCAAAGCCTTCCCATACTTCATCGCTGACGCTGCTTGGCTTTGCGTATGACGCCGCCGCCTTTGGGCGTGCGCGTGTGTTCTCTGATGATTCCTTTGATGGTTCTATGATGGTTATGGGTGAACGTGGTTCAGGGGGTACCTGAATATTGTTCAGGGGGGTACCTGAATATTGTTCAGGGGGTACCTGAACGTTGTTCAGGGGTGAACGTTGTTCAGGGTAGGCAAATTTGTGCAGGTTTGATATCCGATACAGACTGCTTTTCCCTGTGCCCCTATCTTCGCGTCGCACGTATCCATCAGCTTCAAGATCGGCAAGGATTTTGTAAACCGCTCTATCCGTCAACCCAGACTTTCTGGCCAAGTGTGCAATTGATGGATAGCACTCCGACAAATCGTTGGCGTTATCGCAAAGAGCCAAAAGCACTAGCTTGCGCGTCGCCGGCAAAGTTGTTTTCCATGCAAGCGTCATCAGTTCAATGCTCATTGAGCCGACTCCACTTCTTTCGCCTTACGAAACCACTTCGGCCGTATCACTTTTAGCTGCCAGATTCGGGCCTGCGGTATCTCTACCCACTCACTAACCGAGCTTTTTGCTATCCCTAGCAGCCTGGCCAGCGCAGTGACGCCGCCCGCAAGCTCCACAGCTTTCGCCTTGTCCATGGCTCCCTCCTAAGTGATGGTGCGCCAAGCATACACCATACGGTTAGCCTAGGCGAACTTTTTTGTTCGGAGGGCCTTGCGCTTTCGTTTGTGTTCGTTTATGATTCACTCATCGCAACAACGCACACACGGAGGCAGCATGTTTACAGCACGACGCGAGTACCGAGGCGATCACACCGATACTGTTGATCAGGACGATTACTGGATGGAACTGCGCGACGAAATTATGGCTACCGAGTGTGACCCGTTGCAGGCGTCCAACTTCATCGAGGCGATGGAAAACTCCGACGAGCGCATGGTTGCTGTTGCAGTGCTGTTGCGCGAGGGCAAATT